GCTTTAGGTGTATCAAAAGTTGAAGAAGCAATGAAAGGGATAGGATCTAGACTTGCAGGGCAAGAAGGAGGATTTGATTTAACTGCGTTTAACGATGATGTGCAGAAGAGTTTACAAGCAGGACTAGGTGGTGATAGAAGCACTTCTTTAAATACAGCAGCAGATTTAATTACAAAGAAATTAGCGGCAGAGGCAGTTAATATCTTTGGTGCAAACGTAACTCCAAATCAACTATTAGCAAGAGGTAATGGTGAGATATTAAATCCAAATATGGAACTTCTATTCAGTGATGTCACAATTAGAAACTTCCGTTTCTCATTCAAATTAACTCCTCGTAATAAAAGAGAAGCAGAACAAGTTAAATTAATTATAAGAGCATTTAAGAGAAACATGGCTCCACAAGCACAAGGAGGTGTAGCAAATGGTAGTCAATTCTTCCTTAGAACACCAAACATATTTAAATTAAGATATCGTAGTGGAAATAAAGATCATCCTTTCTTACACAAGTTTAAACAATGCTTCTTAACTGATATGCAAACAACATACACAGCTGATGGTGTATATTCAACTTATGAAGATGGAACTCCTGTATCAATGCAGATGGATTTATCATTCAAAGAGTTACAACCAATTTACGATGTTGATTATGATACAAAACCAGGCAATAGAGCAGTAGGATACTAACATGGGATATTTTAGAGAATTACCAAATTTAAGATACCCTTCTTTTTTAAAAGAAAAAAGATCTTCACTTGATTATATTGAAGTGAAGAATGTTTTTCGTAGAGTAAAATTGAGAGATGATTTACATAATAATTTTACTATATTTGAAAAGTATGAAATAGGAGAGGGTACAAGACCTGATACTCTCGCAGAGGAATTATACGGTAATCCAGAATTTGATTGGATAGTCTTAACAGTGGCAGGTATTTTAAATGTTCGTAATGAATGGCCGTTAAGTAACCATGATTTATATAATTATGCAGAAGAAAAGTATGGTGAGTCCTTAAATTCAGTTAGATTTTTTGAAACAAAGGAGGTAAAAAATGCTGATGGTAAATTAATTTTACCAAAGGGGAAAGTTGTAGATAGTGATTTTACAATACCAAATCCTAGTAATCCCTCTGCAAATTTAAATCCAGTGGTTGGTATTAGTAATTATGAATATGAAACTCGATTGAATGATGAAAAAAGAAATATTTACATTTTAAGAGAAGAATACGTTCAACAATTTTTAACTGACATAAGAGATATTATGACTTATGCTGAGTCATCAGAATTTATTGACGAAAGAACAGCACAAACAGAAAATATTTACATAACACTACCATAAAAAAAGGAGGTCGTTTGACCTCCTGTATAATTATTCTTCTGCGAGTTTCGCAAAGTACGATAATGCATCATCCTCTTCTTTATCTACCGTTGAGGTAGTTTGAGGTGCGGATACAGCAGCAGTTACTAACTCTTCTGCTTCACCACGATCATTATCTTCCTCAAAGACATCTGGGTCTTGTGCAGGTCTCTTGCTTCCAAGAACATACTCTAATCTCTTCTTGAGATCTTCATATGACTTGAACTGATCGGCAGCTACAATCTCTGCGAGAGAGAATTGTTTCTTCCATAAACCTTCAAGTGCATCGTCATCATCAAGTAGTGGACTTACTGCAGCGAACTCAGAACTATCATAGTTTCTGTATCCTGCTACATTCTTTGCCTTCAACTTGAAGTTTGCACCTTGCCAGAAATCAAATGGATCAATTGCTTCCTCATCTTCAAACTCAGGTTGCATTGCTGCAGTAAGTTTATCAAATATTTTTTTACCATATTTGAATAAAAATACTTTACCTTCGTTGTCAGGATTTGCTGGATCTTTCACAACGTAAATGTTACTCATGTAAGTAAGTTTACGTTTTTGCTTCCGTGCTGTTTCTTTTCCTGCATCTGTGCCATTGTTCCAGAGTTGAGTGTTATACTCAGAAACAGGATCTTTCTGACCAAGTGATGTCAGAGAGTTTTCAATATACCATCCACCAGGACCTTGAAAGGCATGGGAGTATAGTTTTACAAATGGTAGATCCTCATTTTCGGGTGCAGGTAGGAAACGGATAACAGCATATCCATTACCACTTTTATCTACATCTAACTTCCATGTGCGTTCGTCACCAGACGCACCGTTATTATTCATTTTCTCAACTTCTTTAACTAACTTTGCAGTCAAAGAACCAAGCTTAGATTGTTTTTTTAAGTCTTTAAAAGACATAAGATTACCTCGGATAATTTGATTGGGGGATTGTTTGTATTATAACAAAAATAGATTAATTAGTCAACACTCTCTTTGAGTTTGCCAATGGTTTCATCCATTGCATTAAAAATAGATGGCATATCAGTTCCCTCTGGGAAACCCATACCCTGTAAGGACTTACGCAATTGATTTTTCATGTCTTTTGCTTCTGGGTCATCTGATAAAGATAACCGAGTCCACATCGTTTTTTGTTTCTCTAATAGAGTTTGCAATTTATCTACGTGTTCCTTTCGGTCAGTAGGACTTAGAAAACCAAAACCAAACATCTTACCATAGATGCTAGTTTGTAGTCGATTGATTTCAGATAATTCTTCTCGGACTATTTCCGAATCAAAAAATCTCATTTTTTCTTTGTCTCCACAACTTCTGGTTGCACTGGTTCCGTTTTACTTTCCTCGATTTGTTCGAGGACATCAATTGCTCCTAGAAGTTTCAGACGGGTTTCAGTTAATTGATTTAATTGACCCGATACTTCTTTGAGTTGAGATTTAAGATTTCCAAGCACTTCATCATTACTAAGAGCCATTACGAATAACCTCCATAATTAATTTTTTGTATTGAAACACATTAATATTTATGAAAGGACTATACTTATTAATTTTCATCTTTACGGTTTCCCATACAGGATCGTCAAGTTTCTTATCAAAGTTTTTTACGAAAGAAAAGATCTTTTCGTAGATTACTAAGATTTCTAAGTTTAGTTCTCCACCCAAGTGTTTCTTGAGTATTTTTGGGTGTCCCTTGGAGCAGTTGAATACTTCCTCTAAGTCGTTCTCGGACAGCAATCTCTGTGATTGTTCTTTGAACAAGTAAGTTAAACTCTGTTGAGTTTTCATCCACTCTGAGTAATTTCTTTCTCCAGAATTGATAATTTCTCCAATCCATAAATTTTCTGGGTTTGTTGATGTTACAAAATTGGCAAGAAGAAAATCTACAATCTGACCATCAGAATACTTACGGGAAGTTTTCTCAAACCAGTATTTGTCTTTTCTTCGATTGAAAGCCGTTACTGTGGCACGGGATTTGCCACCATATTTAAAGAAGTCATACTTACGATTTGTAAAATGACTTTTCATAGAAAGATAAGTTTGATATGTTTCAAACGGTGTCACTTTCCTCTTCAACATCTTCACTATCTAATTCTGTAATTGAGTCACAAGGAACCTCATTATCACCTATCATATACCAATGTTGTGGCATACCAATACTATCGGGTCGAACACCAAGATATTGTAAATCTGGCATGTTGTGTTCCCTAAGTATTGCTTGAAGTCTCCAGTGAATTAACTCTGATTTTTTCATTATAAAGGTAGTTTTGCCCTCGAAGTTTTTTTCATAAAGTTAAGACGAATTGCATCCCACTTTAATCTTTCCTTCAAAGGTTTAGATATGAGTTTCGTTACTGATTCTACCTCAATATTGTTTATTTCGCAATAGTGTATGATCGCATCAATATAATTGAGTTCTTCATCAACCACAATTTTCTCAATGTCCAATGCAAACTTCTGTGGAGTTACAAACTTATTCGCAATAGCTTTTTCTAGTTCTTTATTCGGTTCCATAGAGTTCCAGTTTATCCCCAACAAACTTTCTAATGTATTGTCCAAGGAGTTTGATGTATTTTGATTTGTCGTATTCTTCATAAACAACGCACTCTCCATTTTCACATGCCATAATAATGACTAATTTTTTAACTGATATACCCTTCATCTCGTATAGCATACAACCATATGCCATTGCTTGAACAAAATAGTGTTCAATCCACTCTCGTGGTTTAGGTTTTTTAGATGTCTTAAAATCTATTATCGCTAACTCATCGTTGTATTCTGCAATACAATCAACCGTTCCTGCAATTCCTAACTGCTTACTATATAGCGCACCTTCCAAAGTGCGTATTTTAGATATTTTATTTAATTTACCTTTCGATATTTTAAACAAAAAGTCAGATATGGGAGGGACTTTGGGTAGTTCTTCGTTTTTCAGATAATATTCTGTAAGAGTGTGCATATCTGTTCCACGAGTCGTAGCAGCTTTTGTAATCTTGTCTGCCTCTTCATTACCAACTCTCTTTCTCCAATCAAGAAAGATTTGTTTATTATAATGACTTGTGATTGATGTAATCGAAACTAATTTAATTAGTTCATCTTCATCAGGTACAGAATAATAACGAACTCCATCTATTGTCTCCCGTTTTATAGGAGGCAACTCCAAATCAACATGTTCAAACATTACATACCCATTTCTAATTTTGCAATCAGATATTCTTTAACTATTCCAGAACGAACAATATCATCAATACCAAATTCAATTACATCAAATGATGGCATGGAACGAATTATCTTCATAAAGTCAACAATACCGTTTTTTTCGTTGGTTTTCTGCAAATCTGTCTGAGATGCATCACCACAAAAGAAGATTTTACTATCTTCTCCTACTCTAGTCATTATACTATCTAATTCATGAAAATTCAAGTTTTGAAATTCATCAACGATAATAATTGAACGATCAAGTGTTGTTCCCCTCAAAAATGAGGTGCTCCAAAACTTAATTGTGTCCTGTGCTTTCAGATTACCATAAAGCATCTCAAAGTCTGCATCAGATGACATCTGAAACATATATTTTACCATATGTTTGTAAGGAACCTGATAAATGTCAGATTTATCTTCATGATCACCTGGCAAGAAACCAATCTCACGAGTTGCGACTAATGAACGAACAATATAGATTTTCTCATAAGGTGTATTTTCATCTAATACATCTTTCAAAGCATTATACAGAGTAACAAAAGTTTTACCTGTTCCTGCAGCACCATAAGCAATAATATTCTTACTTTCATTGTAAGAATTAAATAAGATTTTTTGATTTTCTGTAATTGGTTCAATATTAACCAAATATTCAGAATTTACTGGTTTTTTTCTACGCATTTGCTTTGCTGTCAACCCAACTCCGATGGGTTGATCTCCGTTACTTCTTTTTCTTCCCATTAATCGATTTTTTGTTTATTCGCACCAGGATATTTTTGAACTCTCTCTAATACCTCATTCCAACCTGGTTTTCTTCTGATAAGTTTATTCTTCCACTCTCCAACTTCTCCAACACCTGGCACTGTGGATGGATCTGAATAATCTCTTGACCAATCAGGATTGTCCTCTGTCCATTGATCCCAATCATTCACACTCATCACTACTTCTTTCTGTTCACCAGTTTTTGTATTAACTACAGGATATGTTGCCATAATAATTGATTAATGTATAGTTATTTAGACCCATTCAAGGGCTTCTGACACTGTAGGGAACTGCTCAGTAAAAACTTTACGACATTCCTCTGCAATATCCATATGTTCTTTTTGTGTTCCATGTGCGGAACGAAGATCAATATAATGAATCCAAGAACGACAAGAACCTGTCATATAGATCTTTGTTGGTGTACATAATGGTAATACCATTCGAGCACACTCTTTTGCAACTCCCTCTTCTATCATCTGATT